TCGCCAGGACATACCAAATAAACCTATTATGTTGGTATATAGAGTAGAACGCTCTATAATTAGAAATGAGGAAAAGAATGCCTTACTTAAAGGAGTAAAGGTAAGATGGTTTACAGATAACGGTTTCTTACAAGAAGCTGTTTTCTCAACAAAAGATTTAATCTTAGTCGATTAACTATGGACACAAAAGGATTACAAAAAGAATTTATAAACTGGTGTAAAAGTAAGAACAAGCAACCTAAAAGTGAAGATGAAACTAAGCAATTGTTTGTAGCTTTTATGAAAGAAAAACATCCTGAAGAATATAAACAAGCTGTTCAAAATCAACAGAAACAACAACAAGCACAAGCTAAGAAAGCTGCTCATGGAACTAAACTAACCTATTTTAAATCTTTAAAGAATCAATGTGCTGAAGGTGAAGAAGTAGTTTACTTCAAGAAAGGTGGTTCAGTAAAATGTGGTTGTAAGAAGAAGGAAGATGGTGGTGAAATTCCTGCAGCTAAAGAAGGTTCAGCTATAGCTAAGTTCAAAAAGATGAGAGCTGGTGATAAAGTAGTAAATGGTTCAACTAAACAGCCTACAATCGATGGAACTAAAAAAGCTAATGAAGATCCTAATAAAGATATGACTTGGGATCCGAAACTTAGAAAGATGCGTAAAATGACTTCAGAAGAAATAGCTAGAGCCAAGAAAAACTTAGCTGATGCTAGACAAGGAAAAGGAGAAGGAACACCTCAGCGCAAAAAAGGTGGAGAAATAAATAAAGACTGTGGTGGTTCTGCTATTAAGAAATTTAAAATGCATCGTCAGGGAGGTAGTTTAAACGGAATCCCTTTCATGCAACAAGGAACTCCTAAAGGTGGAATATATAAACCTGATTGGTATAAATCTATATCGGCAGAAACAAAAGGAAAAGATTCTTATGGTCATCCAGATGAAGAATTAGTAAAGCGTTCTTAGAATGGAGATATTTTTAGAAGACGTGTTATGACTACACATGGATATTCTCCAGATTCTGGACCTTTTTTTGCTGATACATTATATCAATACATACCTAAAGGGTAGAAAATGATTGAAGCTACATAGTATTTACATCCTACACGATACAAAAAACTTAAAGAAGCATTTTAGAAAATAGTTTCTATTCCAACTAAAAAAGCTGCGTGGGAATTGTAGGATGAATATTATGAAAAATAATTTATTATTTAAATAATTAATGTTAATGTAAATATGAATTTAAATGTTTTTGATTATGATTAGGGAACTGGAACAGTGATTCTTAACTCAGCTGATTTGGCTCTTATAAAAGAATTTAAAACTCTTATTTAGAGAGACAAAGAAAAAGCTGATAGAGAATTTACTTATATATATCTCGCTATTGATTGGAAGTCTCCTTATTCAAATTATTCAGAATAGGAGAGACATGAAGCTGCTCTATCTGATGCAAACATTACTGAACAAGAATGGAATGATCCAGAGTTTAGAGCTGCTTGTAGAAAGTATAGAGCACTTCAAGAATCCAATCGTTACGTTAGATTACTAAAATCTGCTGAGTTAGTTACTGATAAAATTACTGACTATTTTAATAATGTAGATTTAGAGGAACGTGATGAATAGACTGGTAAGTATGTTAACAAAGTTGCTGACATACAGAAGGCTATGGAAAATGCAGCGAAATAGATAGAAACATTGAAGCAGATTGAATCAATGGTTAAGAAAGAAATCACTGAACAATCAGCTATCCGTGCTGGAGCTACTGAAGGATTCGTTCCTGATCTTACTTAATGGAAGAAGTCATTAAGAAGAAAAGAGGACGTCCTCGTAAGAACCCTGTTCCAGAAGTTCCACAAGAAATAAAGTCTATAGTAGAAGAAGTTCAAGAAAAACAATAGTAGCTCCAAGAAGAAATACATGAACTTCAAGAGCCTGAAGTAGAACATAAAGAAGGTGATTGGGATGTCAAGATAGGGGATCCTATTGAGTTTTTTGATAAACGACTTTCTTATGAAATAACAGGATATAGACCTATTACTGAAACAGAGGGATTAGATTTTGATCCTAGATGGTTTACTCAAGCTAGAGAAAATAAAATAAATACAGGGCACTATACTTCTTATTTCTTTGGCTCTAAAGCCTACAGAGATTTCTGGAATGAGGAATATAGAAGATGTAGAAATGGAATGACTGTTAATGGTTACACTATTCCTGGTACTTATTACTATTTTCTTAACTACTATCAATTACCACAAACTAACGTAGAAAAGTCTGGAGGTAGCCGTAAGGATATATTTCCAGAGTTCTATTCTGCTCAATACGAATTCTTCCACTACTTTGAACTGTGTAAAACACTAAAAAAAGACTGTGGATTGTTTAAAGCCAGAGGATAAAAACACATGTCCCATTACATAGAAATATGTAATTGAAAATTCCGAAAAATCGGTGAAGGCTAATTTAATTATGATTATCAAATTATTATGAATAAAATAGAACAAATAAAATTTATTGAGGATAATTATCCCTTAGAATTACATCACATAGCAAAAAGAGAAATAAGACATACATTTTTCTCAGATATAAAAACAGAACTTCAAGCATATTTACTTGGATTTTTTGCAGCAGATGGAAGTATTAATGAAAAAAGAAAAACATTAAGAATACATTTACAAAAGAAAGATTCAGAAATAGTTAATCTTTTTAAAGATATTATAAGTCCAAATGCCCATACATTTAATGTAAACGAACATATTACTACAGGAAGAAATGGAATGAAAATCCATGCAAATGAATCTTATGGGGTAGATATTACAAGTTCTGAAATATGTAATGATTTAGTTAGTTTAGGTTTTGGTTATAATAAAACATATGCAGAATTACATTTACCTAATATACCTAAAGATCTTATTAGACACTTCATTAGAGGATATTTTGATGGAGATGGTTGTATTTCGTGTGGTGTTTATAAAGATAAAAATAGACCTAATCCTAGAGTTAGAATGCACTTTCAAATTGATGGAAAAACAAGTACATTATTTAATGAAATGTTAAAAGAATTATCTAATAATGATATAAATGTCACAATAGTTTATATGAAAAGAGATAATTTATATAGATTAAATTCTGGTTCATTAAAAACATGTAAACAATTATTTCATTACTTCTATGATGATGCTAATTTCTATTTAAAAAGAAAATTTGATAAATTTAATTATTATGCTAATACCGAGTCAACTCAGATCATCACTGAGTGGCGTAACGCGTAGGGAGTGAGCGTTAATGAGAGCAATAATCTCCCCAAGAGTCCGGAACATCTTAACTCAAACGAGAAAGATGATAATGTACGCTGAACTTATAGGAAACTATAAGAAGTAAAAGATAAAAAACTTTTACGGTAACAAAAATTGGTGGTTTTTCAGAAATCAATGCTGCCATATGTAATTAGATTTATAACTGTTTTCCAAATTCAGTATGTATGATTACAGCCAATGCTTAGAACTATATTGACAAATCTCTTGATAAGGTTTGGGGTGGTTTAACATTTGCTAATGATAACACTGATGGAGGATTCTTTAAATTAAGACAGGTTATAGATAAATAGAACATTAAGAAGGCTTCTTATTATAAGATGGTTAATGGTCAGAAAGTTGAAGATGGTTGGATGTCTGTGATTGAATCTATTGTAGCAGACAACGATAGAAAGATTCGTGGTGACCGTGTTGACTTATTGATTTATGAAGAGGCTGGTTCTAATCCTGTACTTAGACAATCCTATATTAAAGGTAACGCTCTTGTAGAAATTGGTGGTAATAGATTCGGTATAAGAATGGTCGGAGGTACTGGTGGTGACGTTGCAGGACTTGAAGGACTTGAAGATATATTCTTTAATCCTGATGCTTACAATGTACTACCCTTCTATAATAATTATACAGAAGATGGTGAATGGGTTAAAACAGCTTACTTCATTCCTGCTAATATAGCTTTCTATAGACCTGGATATGTAGACCATAGAGGTGTTTGTAACATTAAAAAAGCTACAGAGTACTATGAAGCTGAAAGAGCTAAATTGGAATCTTCTCCAAAAGCTCTTGTAGACTATAAAGCTGAGTATTGTTTGTATCCTAGCGAAGCATTTGCTTTGGAAGGAGAAAACATGTTTAATAAGGTAAAACTTGTAGAACAGATAGCAGCCATTAAATTTAAAAAGGATTATGTTCCCAAAATCGAAACTGGTTACATGGAATTTGTTTATAGTAACCCTAATCATAAAAGAGAAACTATAACAGGTGTGAGATTTAAACCACATCCTAACGGACCAATTCATATTTTACAACATCCTTTATGGGAAATAAGAAATAATGATAGAGAACCAGGAGAAACTGAAGAAGAGTATGCAGATAGAAAAGCTTTAGAGGAACAACCTTCATTTAATAAGATGAATCATCTTTACGTCGCTGGTCTTGACGGTATTGACTTAGGATAGCAAGATACTTCGGAGGCTACTAAGAATCCTTCTAAGTTCTGTGCTATGATAAAAAGAAGAGTACATGGAATGAAATCTCCGATGTATGTTGCCTATTACTTAGATAGACCTCAACGTATTGAAGAAGCTTATGAATAGGTATTAGCTTTAATGTTTTACTACAATGCTGTAGCAAACCTTGAAGCATCTAAGGTAGGAATCCTTGGTTGGGCTAAAAGAGAGAAGTGGATGCATTATTTTATGAGAAGACCTAGAATATGTTCTGGTGATCCAAGTAAAAAGAGAAGTGCTACAGCTCCTTATGGTACAACTACTTCTACTGCAATGATTGAACATGGTCTTACTTTAGTAGCTGATTATATAGAAGATTATTATTAGGAAATCTGGTTCTTGGAATTATTGAATTAGTTCCTAAAATATACAGACGAAAATAAAGGTAAATTTGATATGGTGGCTGCTTGTCAAATGGCTGAGATTGCTGATGAAGAACTCTCAGAAATTGTTCCAACATAGCAGAAACCACAAAAAGCAGAGTTTAAGAATGTCGGATATTACACTGATGAAAAAGGAATTAAGCATTGGGGAGTAATACCGAAAGCGTATGACAATCAAGTCCGAGGAAACATTAACACAGGTTATGTTCCCGGATATAATATAACAAGTAATTCAAGGTATAGATGAATGATATGGAAAAAGCCATTTTAGATATCCTTGAGAATAAGTATAAATGTATATTCACAGGACATATTAAAGTGACTAAATTAGGGAAGGGTGGGACTGGATATAAAGTTGTATT